ACTCCAAATATATGGCATGGTTAGTTACCCCCCCCTATCGGTTGTCAAGTAACTGAATTAGTTGAATTTTTTTTAAATAAGCACTTGACGGAGTGCGCACGAATCTATAATAAAGGGGGTAGATTCAGATTGTAGTGACTGAGTCTCTGCTTGATGGGTGACCACAAATTTCGTGGGTGGTTACACTGTCGCAGTATACCTAAAGCGACTCCTCCTAGGTCGTGATAGTCATCTCCACCGGATTCCTAGACCGGTGGGGATCCCCCTCCCCAAATTTAAAAGTAAATCTTTATGGCTGATCTCTATTCAGTTCAGAGCCGTGATGGTGCTAAGAAAAGAGAAGTACCTTTAACGCCTGAAGAAAAGCAGGTGTGGTCTGAGAAGCTCTCAAAGCAAAAAGAAGAAGACGCAATCATCGCTCAACATGCAGCGAAAGAAGATGTGCGCAAAGATAAATTCAAACGCTGGTGCAGTCGCAACGGACTAAAAAGCCAGCAGCAACGTCACGGTGGTCAGATCTTAGAAGAGACTGGAACACTGATCACGGTGCGACAAGAACACTTCCTTATGGAATACATGATTGATTTTGATTTGTCTCGTGCAATGGAAAAGGCACAGATCATTCACAAGAAGGTCGCTGTAAGGATATTGAATAAACATCACTCAAGGCTATTTATGCAAGAGCGAATGAATGAGCTTAAAGAAAAATCTTTAGTAGACGAAGAGATGGTTGTCCGAGGTCTCATCAAAGAGGCTAAGGATATGGAGTTTGGATCTCCCGGGTCGAGGGTAACAGCTTGGACTCAGTTAGGTCGTCACTTAGCCATGTTCACTGACAAGAGAACCATCGACTCAAAGATTGCTATCGAATCCGTTATTGCTGACCTTCCTGCTTTGGAAGATGACGATGCTATTGAAGGTGATTACATTGAGTCATCCACTGTCGTAAACATCGAAGACATTGATCGGATATGACCCCTGCTGAAAAACAAAAGCTTCAGGCGTTAAAAACTAACTTCCCTTATTTTGCGAAGTCGTGCCTCAACATCAGGACAAAGAAAGGTGATGAGAAGCGGTTTGTGCTCAACAAAGCCCAGCAGTTCATTCATGAGAAATTAGAGAAGCAGATTCTTGAGACTGGAAAGGTTAGGGCACTTGTTCTTAAAGGTAGGCAACAAGGCTGCTCAACTTACACTGAGGCTCGTTTCTATCACAAGGTGAGTCAGAACCGAGGTAAGCGTGCGTTCATCCTTACACATGAGCATGAAGCCACGGCCAACTTGTTCGACATGGTTAGACGTTACCATGAAGGTAATCCCTTCAAGCCATCAGTCTCTAGTTCAAACGCCAAAGAGTTGATGTTCGACAAGATAGATTCTGGTTACAAGGTGGGTACTGCAGGTAACAAAGCAGTAGGTCGATCTCAAACATTACAATTATTTCATGGATCAGAAGTTGGTTTCTGGCCTAACGGTGAAGAGCATCTCGCTGGTGTCTTGCAAGCAGTTCCCTCTGAGGATGGTACTGAAGTTATTCTTGAGTCAACTGCCAATGGTGTTGGTGGTGTGTTCTACGAGATGGTTCAGGCAGCTCAGCGAGGCGAAGGTACATACCAGTTAATATTTGTGCCTTGGTTCTGGCAACCTGAATACGTCATGTTATCTCCAGTAGATTTCGTTAGGACGAAACAGGAAGAGCAGATGGTAGAGAGCCTCGGCTTAACAAACGATCAGCTTTACTGGAGAAGGAATAAAATCATGGAGCTTCGCTCTGATGACTTGTTCCGTCAAGAGTACCCCATTTCAGCAAACGAAGCGTTCATCTCCTCGGGTCGCAGTGTGTTTGTCTCTTCATGGCTTATGGCCGCAAGAGATGAGTGCTACTCCCCAATGATGAGAGCTGACCTTCAGATTGAATCGCAGACACTGATTGAAAAAGATGATGGCTGTTTGAGGGTTTGGGATCTACCTCAATCGAATTCTCGTTACGTTATAGGCGTTGACGTTGCAGAAGGCTTAGAGAAGGGTGACTTCTCTTGTGCAGATGTCTTAGACCAAGACGGTAATCAAGTAGCTCAGTGGCATGGAAAAATTGCTCCTGATCATTTTGGTGATTTGCTTTACGCCTTGGGTATGCTTTATCGCAGAGCCTTTATGGGAGTTGAGAGAAACAACCACGGCCTGACTACCCTAACCATATTAAAGAATAAAGGTTACCCCAACCTTTATATGCAAGAAGAATTAGAACGCGAGTATGACGGCAAACAATTTAAGAAAATTGGCTGGCTTACTACATCTCGTTCCAAACCTTTAATCATCGACAACCTCGCATCCATTATTAGAGATTCGGATTCTGGCATTGTGTGCCAAGAAACGATTGATGAAATGGAGACTTACATCGTTCAGTCAAACGGTAGCACTAACTCAAGACATGGTTATTACGATGACCGAGTTATGTCTTATGCAATCGCTTGTGAAATGTATCGGAGGATGCCAAGAAATTATGGCCACTCCGTAGTAAGTATACGACAGTTTAAGGCCGCTCAAGCGGGTGTAGGGTATTAAATGATAATTGATTACAAAGAAGGTGAAGAGCCTCAAAACGATGAATCAGAGAACAACGAAAGGGTTGCTGATTCATTAGGCGGAACGCTGCGTAATCGTTTTGAAGAATGGAGCGATGCCCGTAAAGATATTGAAGACGATTGGGTTAAAGACCTGCGTGCGTTCAATGCTCAGTATGACGAAGACACACAGGCTCGTTTGTCTGCTGACCCCAACCGATCACAGATCTATGTTCGTCTAACTCGTGAGAAAACAATGGCGGCTTATAGTCGCATCATTGATTTATTGTTTCCCAGTGGAGACATGCCTTGGAGTATAGAACCCACCAGCGTCCCTGAGATGATGGATGAACCTTCTATTATTGAGCTTAACCAAAAGGCCATGGCTGAAGTAGAAGCGATCATGCAGCAGTTGCAGGCTGAAGGTGGTGAGTTACAAATAGATCCTATGGAATTGGCGAAGCAGCGTGTCGAAGAAGTCATGGCAGAGGCTGCAGCAGAAGCTCGAAAAATTGCTAAAAAACGTGCTGAGCTGATGACTCTCGAAATGAAGGATCAGCTAGAAGAATTGAATTACGAAGGCGTGTACAAGAAATCCATTATGGAATCTTGCATGCTGGGTACAGGTTGTGTGAAAGGATCCACAGTTAAAGTGGAAACTAAAAAGCGATGGGCAGAAACTCCTGATGGATGGGCTATGTCTTCAGAAGAAATCGCTAAACCAAATATCGAATATGTATCAATTTTCGATGTTTATCCTGATCCTTATGCAGTTGACTTAAGCGATTTATCTGGTGTGTTCCATCGCCATGTAATGACTAAGCATCAGTTTCGTGCATTAAAGAGAATGACAGGATTTAGTACAGAACATATAGATGAAATAGTTTCTGATAATCCAGATGGAAACCATGTTGAAGAAACCCACGAACAATCAAGGCGACATATTGCTGGTCAGTTAATGAAGACCACATCAAATCGCTATGAGGTCATTGAGTGGTGGGGTTTGGTTGATGGTCTGGAACTTCAGAAAGCAGGATTAGAAGTAGAAGATGAAACGGAAGAGTACGAAGCTAATGTCTGGATCTGCGGATCTAAAGTTATTCGTGCCCGATTGAATCCACACCAAGGTGGTGAGCTTCCTTACCAGTTATTCCCTTACGAGCGCACTCCTCATCAGTTGTGGGGCACAGGCGTTCCTAAGATGATGCGTGATTCGCAAGACACCATTAACGCTGCAGTAAGAATCTTCATTGATAACCAAGCAATTTCTTCTGGCCCCCAAGTTGAGGTCAACACCAACATGCTACCGGCTGGAGCTGATGTCACTGACATACATCCATGGAAAATATGGTTGCGTGAAGGTGGAGATTCCGCCACACCGATGCTCAGGTTCTACCAACCACAGAATGTATCGCAGCATTTAACAACTGTGATCGAACTGTTCAGACGATTTGCTGATGAAGAAACATCAATGCCATCTTATAGCCACGGACAGAATACTCCGGGCATGACTAAGACAGCATCAGGCATATCCATGATGATGGGTGCAGCTTCTATTGCAGTTAAATCAATAATTAAGAACATTGATGACTATTTGACGCGTCCTCTAATTGTCAGTTTGTACAACTGGAACATGAGATGGAACATTAAAGAGGAAATCAAAGGTGATATGAAGATTGTCGCCCGTGGTTCTACCGCATTGTTGGCTAAGGAAGTCCAGTCTCAGCGTCTGATTCAGTTTGCTCAGATGACAACCAATGAAATTGATCTTCCATTAACAGATAGGCGCGTTGTGCTGGGCGAAGTAGCCAGATCTCTTGATCTAGACCCTGATAAGTTCATGCCATTACCTGATGACGAGTCGATGAAAGCTCAAGAGGCTAGGCAAACAGCAGATGATCAGATGCGAGAGGCTCATATGGAAGCTGAAATGGCTGAACAAGCGGCCACAATCGCTAAGCTTCAGGCTCAAGCTAAGAAAGAACAGTCACAAGCGATGCTCAACATGGTTGATGCTGAGACATTACCTGCAGAACGAGAGGCAGAAGCTGCTCGAGACAGGGCATATGCCGCTCAAACAGTTCAATCTGTACAACAAGGCAAGACCCCAGATGGGTTTAGTCAGTAATGTATGGAATACCATACTGAACGATACCAACCAGATCTCTGGTATCTCAGTATAGGTGGTGATCCCAGAAAGTTTTATACCTTATCCAAGGTCGTTAGAGCTGAACTGGCGGTTAAACATATTCGTAAAGGACTGCACCTCAGTCTCCCAGAAAATCGCCTCGCGTTTGCTGTCATTAAGCAAGCGGTGGCGGATCTAGCCCACATCAAACCAAACATTCAGGACAGTGCATGGGATTACCTGCAGTGTCCCGATGCTCTATTTCTTGATGCCATCGAACTTGATGCAGGTTATGTCCGACTTGTGGCTAAGCAATATGGGCTAACCAAATGAATCGAAAACAATTACAGCGATCAGAAGTTGAAGCTGTCATGTACCTCACATATAGCAACCCCGATCAATGGGGTCGCTTCAAAGAATACCTCCAACGCATGTATGACATTGCGAAGGAAGACATGGAGACGAACCCTCACGACCTTGGTGCTTATCGCACGTTACAAGGTGAATGTGCGGTGCTTCGTAAACTGCTGCAGATCGAAGAGACTGCGCAGAAACTCCTCGACACATAGCTTTATTTTTTTCTGGCTGGATAAGCGATTTCGCCCCAGCTGAATTGGAGCGGGTGAAGGAATTCCCGAATAAGTGCCCCCGAACAGGACAAGGCGCGGATCGGCCTGATACCCATCATTGCGGAGAGAGCAAGTGACACCAGAGCAAATAGACCGTTTAGAAGCGGAAGCAGACGAGGCTTTAAGACAGGCTACATCAACCCCCGAAATGGACAAGGTTGAAGTGACTGAGTCGGCAGAGGCGCAAGCTGAAGCTGATGGTATTGAATCCCAAGTGGTTGAACCAGAAGTAGCAAGTGAAGCAGAACCCAAAGTAGAAGAAGCGGCAGTGGCAACTGAAGCAGAATCTGAAGAGGACAACTCAGCTAGCTTTGAAACTGATGGAGTGAGTATAAAGAATGCGCAAGAGCGTATTCATAACGCGCAAGCCTCTTACGAGAACGCACGCAAGAAGATGACGAAAGCTTCGATGGAAGCCTCAGAACTTCGCAAGCAGAATGAAGCCCTTCAAGCTCAGCTAGAAAGCGCCAAGATGATGGCTACCATGCCAGCACTAGCTCCTAGTGGAGACGTTCCACCAAGGCCATTAGTGGCTGAGGCGGATGACCTAACATCCTTTGTGGATGAATACGGTGAAGACTTTAATCCTCTCGTAAATACTATGCGCACCCAAAAACAACTTATCGACAAGATGAGTGGGCAGCTATCCCAAATGGAGCAGTCACGGAAAACTTCGGACGCTAATAAAGCAGAAGTGGAACATCGTGAAGCCATCATTGAAGGACATGCAGACGCCTACGAAGTTGTTGATACGCCTGATTTTCAGGGATGGGCCTCACGCCAACCTAAAGAAGTTCAAGACATCCTCACCACTGGCAACCCTCAATCGGTTATTTGGATGCTCTCCTCGTACAAAGAGGCTGTAGGTGCTAGTCCAGCGAAAGCTCAGGTGGACAAGCAAAAGCAGCTTTTGGACGATGCAAAGAAGGCGGCTGATCCGGCTGTTTCATCTGTTCGTTCCAACAAGACTGGCCAAGCTACAACTCAGTTTACTCGTGCTCAAATTAAAAACATGAGCCTCTCTGAGTATGAAAAGCATGCTGATCAAATTGATCAAGCCATGTTAGCTGGTCAGCTATGACGAGTTAGGATTGATTCCCTTTCCTAACTCTAAAATTTTATTTTAAATAAGGAGAAGGGCAATGGCACTTCCATTTGCAGACGGCGCAGGCGGTCGATTTATACCTGAAGTATGGAGCAAGAAGTTACTTGCTAATTTTTACAAGTCCACTGTGTTGGACGCAATATGTAACACTGACTATCAAGGCGATATTTCTGGCCACGGTAGCAAGGTTCATGTTCGCAACACACCAACTGTGGGCATCTCGGATTACGATCCAGCTCACGCAACACCAATCACTAGCTATGCGGATCTTAACGATACCGAGCTAGAGTTGTTAATCGACAAGGCAAAGATGTTTGCCTTTAAGGTTGACGATGTATTGATGGCTCAGTCTGATATTCAGCTAGTGAACGAGGCAACTCGTGACGCTGGTGAGCGTATGAAGATTGCTGTTGATAGCGATGTATTAAGTGGTATTTACAGTGGCGTTGCTGCTGCCAATATCATTGGTGGTGCAGCGTATGCTAATGCCATACAGATCACTTCGGCTAATGTTATTGACCGTATCATTGATATGGGTAACAAGTTGGACGAAGCTGATCAGGCTGAATCTGGCCGTTGGTTGGTTCTACCACCTTGGATCTGTTCAATGATCAAGAAGTCTGATCTTCAGAACGCTAACCAGTCAGGTGATTCTACCTCGATTGCGCGTAATGGA